ACGTGGACGACTGTACAAATGGATTCCCCAACCGTGGACGATTGTGCAAATGAGTTAGTGCAAACAAACCGTGGACGATAGTGCAAACGCAACTGGTAAAAACTTGAAGCTGGTCTAGAGGGCACGCGGTATGGCGAATGCAATGGTGTTGCACCAGCCCAGCCCAGCACCAGCACCGGCTCAAAAGTACACAATAGTACAAACAGAAAGAGACGATTATGCAAATACAATTCAAACAATCCATGCTATAATATAGACAGTGAAAGGGAGACGACAAAAACCTTTCAAAATATGATATGATGGGAGATAGGGAGAAATGACAATTAGATTTACAAAGTACCTAAAAGATGCGGCTGTTTTTAAGCCAATGGATGAACGTATTACAATAGAAGTAACGCCGGAAGATTTGAATTTAATTATTAGCGTAAGGGGCTTTAAGGAAAGGATGTCCGGTGGGAAACGAAACGTTTGAAAGGAGAGAACGAAAATGAACGAATGGTTTTGCACAGTATTTCCGAATGACCTTGATGAAATGCCACAGGATTTTGAAAGCTATGTAGAAGCGAATAAATACGGCGCTGAAATGTTTGGAGAAGGCAATTATACCATTGAAAGTCCGTGTTAATAACACCCATCCGGGGTACAAGTGTAAAGGAGAGTTAATTATAAATGTGTAATTGTAGATTTTGTTGCAGAGATGAAAATTTCGCGTATTTTGTAATTGGAGACACTGGAAAAGATTCACGATTGCTTATGAGAAGTGGTGGCGACATGCCTTTGATAATTTTATCTGAAAAACTTAGCCAAAATAGATGGCATACATTGGATGTTTACATGCCTAAATTTTGCCCAGAATGTGGCAGAAAGTTGGAAGTTAATTAATATGCATAAGAAATATTATATTGAAGATTTTGTGGAAGAATTTGATTATTCCGGTATTATATTTAAGATTTCAAAAAGTGTAAATTTAAAACATTTACGATTAAAACTTGATGAAGATTATTTGTGTTGCCTACACAGATTTGATGCTGTATTAGATAATAGATTGTTTTATATTGAAAATGGTGACTTACAAATCATCAATTCTAAATGTGAAATCCTAGAATTAGTTAATTATAATTGTTATACGCTTAAAAATTTATACGAAGATAAAAATGGTTTCTTTATATTTGTGGAGGTATTACAGTGAAACTTAAAAAAGAGCACATCGCATTTTTAAACGAAACTGCAAGAATAGATTTTGATAGCGCTTTACAAACGGTAGACGGTGTAAACATGTTATCTGATGTTGAATATGGATTTGTGCATATGAACGACGGGGAGTACAGGTTGGTTTACTGGGAAGATGGGATTTTAAAGGATGCTTATAAAAACTGTGAGGGTTAACAATGTACATAGATTTTGTAAACGCGCTCAGAACAATTGGAACAGGGCTAATAATATGTTCTTTAGTGGGTTTAGTAGCTATAATTAAATCGACTTTTAATTGGAGGAATTTAAAATGATCGATATAGGCTTAACAAACGCATTAGCACAAATAAGAGACGCTTTATATGAAATTTCTGATACCATAAAAGAGCTAAAAGAAACAGAAGATATAGTTGATAAATGCGAAAATTGTCCCTATAAAACGTATTATGAACAGGGATATGTTTAAAGTCAGAAACGGCAGAAATGATTAAAAGGAGGGTTGACGATTTAATAAATGCCGTTTATAATCACAAAAATAAAAAGGAGATATTTAAAAATGAAAGCAAAGATTTATGAGGGCCGTATTTACAGTGTAATTAAGGAAAAAGATGGGAATTTCTGTGTTGAAACAATGGACGGGTTGTATAAGAATGATGCAGAATTCAAAAAGGCAATGAAAGCCAAGGGAGAAAAGTTTATCGGCATTGCAAATAAAGAGAAAGTTCACAACACCTATGAAATCAGTGCAGAAATCGTAAAAGAACACGGCACGCTTGTAACCGAATAAATTTAGAATGGGAGTTTTAAAATGGCTTATAAAAAGAAAGTAGAATCTAAAGACCGCGTGGAAACAGTTTTCGATGTTAAAGGTGAGTTGACATTCTGGGTTAAAATGGGGAGTAACGGCAGACTTTATGCTTCCACCTCCGTAAAAAATAGTGACGGTGACAGAATGTTTTATTCAATCTTTTTCCGGAAAGATGTTAATTTGACTGATTTTGACGATGGCATGAATAAAATCAATGTAAAGTCCGGTTTTATTACATGTTCAAAGATTGGTGAAAGTGTTCGACCGAAGATTATGGTTCTGGATTTCGAATAAGAGAAAAACAGCGCCCCGGATAACCGGGGCGCACTATTTAGAAAGTGGGTGTTAAAGATTGAAATACACCGCTGGGAATTTAAGGACTAGGGATATTGATAAAGAAATTCGTGCGTACAATAGACGCTTGTTACAACTGCAATCGAAAAATGAAGCGTTTAAAATTCTCGATACGTTGACCCGCACGGAAGTAATGCGCGGTAGGACAGATGCAGAAATAGCACGTGAATTGAATCGTTTACAGGAATTGGCAAAGCCCGAAAAGCAGAAAATGGTAAAATACAAAGCGGGTAGCAGTTTAGAAGTTCCGCTATTTGTTCGCGAACAAGTTGAGCGTGCAATAACAAAAGCGAATAAGCAGACCATGAAAAGGTTTGAAATTCTGGAAGCACAGCGTAGAGGCGCATTCTACACGATTGAACAAGAAAGTTTAAGGCCCATTACAAAAGGTACGGGCAGAACGCTGATGGAAGTTAAAAAGAGATTGGAGACTGCACAAAATCGTGAACGTAGCGGCTATTTAACTTTCTTAGATGAAAAATACAAACGGAACTATATTAAAGCGATTCAAAATAATTTCGGCGTAGCAGGAGATAGATTAGTCGATAGAATTAGTAAAATAAACGGCACAGCTTTTTATTTCGCAAGCCAAGACCCATTTTATGGTTCCTATTTGGAAATTGAATATTCATATGGTGAAGAAGCTATAAATGCTATGATAAATAAAATTGAAAACGCTTTGACGGTTTTAAATTTGTAATGTTTACAGCGGACTTTGAGACTACCACGGATAAAAATGATTGTAGGGTTTGGGCTTGGGCCGTTTGCGAAATTGGCGTTATAGATAATATTGTAATTGGCAATAATATAGAAAGCTTTTTCAAAACATGTGAAGAAAGTGGGAATTTAATTCTTTATTTTCATAACCTAAAATTTGATGGTGAATTTTGTATCAGCTATCTATTAAAGCATGGATATGAATATGTAGAGACAAAGAAACTTTACAATAAGCAATTCAATGCGCTTATATCTGATGAGGGGCAATTTTACAAAATAAAGATACGGTTTGAAAACGGGAACAGTTTAGAATTGCGTGACAGTATGAAACTGTTGAATTATTCAGTTGATGAAATAGCAAAGGCATTCCATTTGGATATTCAGAAACTTGAAATTGATTATAATGTTCCACGTGGAACAAACCACATTTTGACAAAAGAAGAAACTGAATATTTGAAACATGATGTCCAAATTATGTCTTTAGCGCTTGACCGGATTTTTAAAATGGGCTTTGAAAAATTGACACAGGGAAGTTGCGCATTAGAAGATTTTAAAAACATCATTGGGAAAAGGAGGTTTAGAACGTTGTTCCCTGAACCGAATTACGACAAGGATATACGCAAAGCCTATAAAGGCGGGTTTACCTACCTGAATCCGATATATGCGGATAAAGATGTATGTGAGGGTAATGTATTCGATGTAAATAGCCTGTATCCGTCCCGCATGTATTACTGTGATTTGCCATGGGGCGAACCCAAATTTTATGATGGTGAATATGTTGAAGATGCAGAACGCCCCCTATATATTCAACTGTTCAAATGTGAGTTTGAAATAAAAGAGGGATATCTACCGACAATTCAATTAAAAGGGAACAGCCGTTTCATACAAACAGAATATGTAACCTCAAGTAACGGAGATATCGTTCCGCTTTGCTTAACAAATGTAGATTTTGAGTTGTTTTTAAAGCATTACAACGTTTATAATCTAGAATATATTCGTGGCTGGAAATTCAGAGCATCAAAAGATTTGTTTAAAAAGTATATTGATAAATGGATGCAGGAAAAAATAAAAGCTGGGAAAGAGCATAATCCCACTATGCGGAATTGGTCAAAAATCATGCTAAACTCTTTATATGGCAAATTCGCACTTGACCCTATATGCGCGAAAAAGCATCCGTACCTTGATAAAGGTGTTGTGAAATACAGAACATCTCCACCAGAAACAAGAGAAGCGTTGTATCTTCCTGTTGGTGCGTTTATTACAGCTTATGCAAGAAGATACACAATTGAAACCAGCCAGAAAATAAAGGAATACAGCATAGAAAAATACGGTAAAGATATGTACATTTACAGTGACACGGATAGTATTCACACGACTTTACCTGTAGAAGATATTAAGAAATTCATAGAAATAGATGATTATAAACTTGGAGCGTGGGCACACGAAAGCCATTTTACAAGGGCACGATTTTTAAGACCTAAAACATATATTGAAGAAATAGATGGTAATCTACACGTTACTTGTGCGGGGCTACCAGATAAAGGAAAAGAGCAGGTTACATGGGAAAACTTTCACCCGTGCGCAACGTACACCGGAAAACTTATGCCCGTTCACGTTGACGGGGGAATTGTACTGGTTGATAAAGAGTTTAATATAAGGGGTTAATTTATATGTACAGCAATTTTATTGATAAATATTCCGACTTGAAAAGAGCTTATGTAAATTTGATGAAAGACAGTAAAAGAATCTATGAGGAAAATGATATCATGGAGCGTAAATATAATGAGATGTGCGGTTTATATGATGAAATTAGTTTGAAACTCGCAAAAGCAATTATTAAAATCAATCGACTTGAAAGTGAAAACAAAGAGTTAAAAAGAAATCTTGAGGAATTATGCAAAGAAAAATGTTCGCTTTGCGAAACCAATTTAAAATATATGAATGGATGGAGATTAGAAAAATGAAAGAATTTTTCAAATATTATAAGCAACTAAAGAAACTTTATCAAAAGCTGTTTGAATCAATTATCTATATTTGAGCTACAAAAATCCATGGCATAATTTGTAAATTACAGGTATGATTATAATAGGATTTACAGGAAATGTAAATACTATTTACAGCGGAGTGCAACGGGTGAAACCGACCGTCTGTAACATCGGGCCTTGCAAGCTATAATATTTCTGCCTGTAAATCCTGTTGAGGTGATTTTATGTATTATGATATAAATAATACGTTATCTTATAACGCGCTTTTTAACATTGTGCTTGGTGGGCGTGGAATTGGGAAATCCTACCAATGGAAAATCAAAGCGGTTCGGGACTTTCTGAAAAAGGGTAAACAGTTCGGGTATATTCGGAGATACAAAGATGAGTTGTTAAAAACCGCAGATAAATATTTTAATGACATTATTAAAAATCAGGTTTTCCCGGATACAAAAATAGAATATGATGGCGGGCAATGGTATATTAATGAAGAATTAGCCGGCTACACTTTCGCATTAACGAAAGCAAGCGATTATAAATCGAGTGCTTTTCCTGATATTTCAAATCTGATTTTTGAGGAGTTTATAATTGACAAGCCGCATTCATCTTATTTGAGAAACGAGCCGTTTCTACTTTTTGACTTGTATGATACAATAGCAAGAATGCGTGACGATGTTATATTATTTATGCTTGGCAATGCAATTTCAATGGCTAACCCATATTTTATACAATGGGATTTATCTTTACCGAAAAATAAAAACGCAGTTGTAAGAGATAACATACTTTTACAGGTAGTTCCGACAAGTGCGGAATTTAAAAGAGCAAAAGAAAATACAAGGTTTGGGCAAATGTCTCGCGCTCTCGGTTATGCAGATTATTCTGTTGATAATAAATTCTATTTGGATGATGAAGCACAGATAATGAAAAAAGGAAAAAACACGCGGTTTTATTTTACTCTTGTCTGGAGGGACAAAAAATACGGTGTGTGGTTTGATTACGATACAGGAATGACAATTATATCATACGATTACGACCCTTATAACACAATGGTTTTTACACCAGATAAAGAAAGCATTAACAAATCAATTCAATATGTAAAGCAGTATGAAAGACATCCGTTTTTCAGAAGAATAAAAGAAGCACTGGAAACAGGCACACTCGCATACGAAAATGAAAAAATTCAGCATGAAATTAAAAGCATGTTGAAAATAATTATTTAAAAGGAGAAAAACAATGGCTTACACAACTTGGATTACGGCTAACCCACTTGTAAATGTCACACAGGTTTTCGGGGGTTCTCATCGCGGTAAAGACTGGAACACGCGGGATGCTTCCGGGGTAATGGGTGACACGATGGTACGGGCGATTGGTGATGGTGAAGTTATTCGGAGCGAATACGGCACGGGCGGAAACTGGTCGTGGGGAAATTTCATTGCGATTTACTATCCAGCTCTTAACCGCACTGTGTTGACTGCGCACCACGCGGAACGCCTTGTGAAAGTCGGCGATTCTGTTTCAGCCGGAACTCCCATCGGAAACTTCGGAATGACTGGTAATACAACCGGCCCACATTGCCATGAAGAATGGCATGTCGGTCGAGGGATTACAAATAATCTTGTAACGCCCGAAGATGGTTTTCCTAACATTGTTGGGCGTTATGAAGTGGAATACGGGGGAGGTGAGCCACCAATGCCGACCGATTTTATCGCAAATATGCTTATTGTTGTTTTCGCTGAAAACGGGCATACAATCAACAGCCCTGCAAGTAATGACCCCGAAAATTATGTATACTTTGGCAATAAGAGAAAGTTCCGCGTAAAACCTGACGACCTTAACAAAGTGCAGGAGTTCGGAAGCTGGAATTACTGGCAGGATATTACAGACGTAGCAGTTCTTAAAATCTTTAATAAAGATTTGAGTGAGCTATCCAATGTGTGAAAAATTGAAGGCGCTTTATATTGAAAGCTACATCAATTATCAAAAAGCGAGTTCTAAAGAAGTGGGTATGATGTACGGGATTTTTTCTTGGTGTGCGAAAATGTTGTAATATTTTGTACTCACAAAAGACTGTTGCAGATTTCCAAATTTTAGCAAATGAATTTGCTAATAAAAGGGCGTGAGAAAATGGATTACACAGTAATGACACAGATAGTTAGTACGCTCGGATTTCCGATTGTAATGTGTGGCGTTCTTGTTTGGCTGAATGTCAAACAGATGAACGCGCATGCGGAAAGTGAAGAAAATTTTACAAATGCTCTTACGGATAATACGAAAGCGTACATTGAATTGAAAGACGCTATTTCAAACTTGAAAGTGAAAGGAGAAAACTAAAAATGAAACTTAGCGAAGCCCGTGAATTTATTGACCGTCTTTACAATAGTGAGGACGGCATGACGGACGACATGCGCGAAGATTTGCGCAGGTTGCACGATAGTGAAGATGAGCAAGAGGGAATGGAACGTTACTGGAAAGAAATTTCCGATAAAATGGACGGAATTTCCAATGCATTTAGGGATTTTAAGCGCGACTATGTTACCCGCGTCTTGACTGGCCGTGATGCTGTTAGAAAGCACGTTGAAGATTTGAAAGATGATGATTTCGACGACATCAAAGACGAAACGGAAAAAATTAAATCCATTTTTAATGAGGAGGTAATTGAAAAATGAAAAGCGCAAAAGTTTTGACAAATGTAACCAATAACGCACCTCAGATTTTAACAGCGATTCGTGCGCAGATGGTTGCGGAAAACCCCAGCTTTGAAAATCGACTCCCGCAGGTGACGCAGGATAATATTCGGGAGTTCGGCACGGCTGTGCTGGATTATCAGCCTACACAGAACGCTTTTGTAGATACGCTTGTAAATCTTATCGGCCGCGTGTGGATTACGTATCGTTTGTTCACAAATCCGATGCGTGTTCTGAAAAAAGGTATTCTTGAGTACGGCGATACGGTGGAGCTGGTTTATACCAACCTAGCCAAGGCACACCAGTTTGACCCGGCGCAGGCCGAAGAAGAGTGGATGAAACGGGAGATTCCCGATGTCAACACCGCTTTCGCAAATCTTAACTATCAGGTATTTTATAAGCAGACTATTTCCGATGATATGTTGCGCCAAGCGTTTATGTCGTGGCAGGGCCTTAGTGATTTTATCAGTTCTGTATTTAATGCTATGTACACGGGTGCGGAACTGGATGAATTTACCACGATGAAAAATCTGCTTGCGCAGTATGGCACGGCTGGCAAGTTCGCTGTTGAAGTAATTGATGAAGTAACGGATAATACGTCCGCGCACATGGCGCTTGCGAAAATGAAAGCTGTTTCTAACAAGATGGCTTTTATGCGCTCGGATTACAACAGCTTGGGCGTACTGACTGCCACCCCGAAAGAAAAACAGGTTCTTATTATCGACGCGGACACTGATGCATATCTGGCAGTGCTCGGATATAGCACCCTGTTCAATCTTGAACCCGCGAAGGTTCAGTATCGTGTTATTGTTGTGGATGAAATCCCCATTCAGGATACGCACGCGATTTTGATTGATGAAGATTTCTATGCGGTATGGGATGCTTTGCAGAAATTCACCCGCGATATGAACGGGCAAGGCCTGTACTGGCAATATTGGGCGCACTACTGGAGAATCATGGCCGTGTGCCCGTTTGCGAATGCGGTTGCGTTTGTTACGACTGCTCCCACAATTACAAAAATTGCTGTGACACCCCCGACAACGAATTACGCACAAGATACTGGAACTCAAATGAATGTTAGTGTTACTGGAACGGGACTGTATCCGCAGGGGGTGACGTGGAGTATCAGTGGAAATACCGATACAACCACAAATATTGCGCGGGATGGCTATTTATATTTCGGTAAAGCAGAAACGGGCACAATTACTATTACGGCTACTTCTGTTTTCGATAAATCCAAAACTGGCACAGCAACCGCAACTAAAGGATAAATGCTTATAGCCGGGCGGTGTTATCCGCCCGGCGAATATAAAAGGAGAAGAAAATGGCAATAAATCCCAATACAACAATTTATCTGTGTGCAGGCATCCCATGGGGGAACGATTATGCGCACGTTAGATTGTTCCATAATATGGAAGAACGTCTTTCTTTTCTTTCCACAAAAATCATAGCAACGCTTGATGGGGCAACTTATCAACGTGATGATAAATTCGTTTCGTTTCCTGCAAATTATGAAACGATTGCAAACTGCAATTACATGTATTATCGAAATAACAACCGCTGGTATTTTAACTTTATTACAGATATCCGTTTTCAGAACGAAAATAAAAGTGACGTGTATTTTGAACAGGATGTTTTCCAAACATGGTTTGCAGATGATACTTTAAAAATATCTTTTGTTGAGCGTGAGCACACAAACGATGATACATTTGGAAGTAACCTTGTGCCGGAGAATCTGGAAACAGGGGAATACGTTTACAACCAGAATATTACAAGTGGTTATGGCACTGTTTATGATTTCACACCCGGCATTATCATTGCCGTTTCAGAGCGCTTGGACGGTGTAGCAACTTCGAGTTTACTCGATAACACATTTACCGGGTTGTCTTATTACTACGCGAAAAAAGAACGGGTTGATAAGGCAATTACAATGGTTGATGAATATGCAAAAAGTGGTAAAGGTGATGCAATAGTATCAATGTTTATGTACCCACTTGAACTTTTGAATATTTTTCCCGCTTCACCATCCTATGGTTGGGTGTCTGGCATGGGTTCGGAAAGAATCTATGGAAACAAACTGTTAAACGTTTTTGCGCCGCTTGATGGATACACACCAAAAAACAATAAATTATACACATACCCATATAGAGCCTTGGAATTGTACGGTTCTGGAGCAAGTGGCAAAGAATACCGTTACGAGTTTTTTGATTTTGAAGCACACGGACTAAATGGCCCGTTTGTGTTGTTTAGTTCCCTTGGCGGTTCTGCTCCTATCGTATGCACACCGTTGAATTATAAAGGTCTTAACATATCACTTGATGAATCATTAACGATGCCCGCTTTCCCTGTTTGTTCATGGGTGAACGACACTTTTAAAAACTGGTATGCTCAAAATCAAATGGGGATGAACTTAAACGCTTTAACAACAATTGTTGGCGGTTCTGTTGGGGCGGGTGTTGGAGTTTTTACCGGGGATTTTTCGGGAGCGGTTGAAAGTGTTGTTGGCGCGGCAACTAAAATAGCAAATACCCTTGTCACAATTGAAGAACATAAGATAATCCCCGATAGCGCAAGGGGCAATACAGCTTCTTCAAATTCTTTCTTTGCAAATGGGCAATGGTATTTTTACATGTTCCCTAAATGCGTGCGGTACGAATATGCAAAACGCATTGACGATTATTTTACCATGTACGGTTACAAAACCCTGCAAACAAAAGTGCCTAACTTGTATGGCCGACGTTCTTGGAATTTTGTGAAGTGTACAGAAGCTAATTTAATAGACAGTATTCCTGTTGTCGCGCACAACCGGATTAAACAGGCGTTTGAAACTGGCGTTACTTTTTGGCATACAAACGATATCAAGAATTATGCTCTTGATAATTCTATTATTTAGGGGGTGTGATAATGGCAAGAAAAGGAATAGGCGGAAGAGACTTTCAGTTTTTTGATTCTCTAGCACTTAACAATGTGACTTACAACGAATATACAATTCGATTGCTCAACATTGCACTGGCCCGGTTTAAATGGGAAAATGTGCCAAAAGGGATTGACATTCGTTATCTCGAACTAATGCTCATTACACAGGGTTCAGCACTTGTTTTTTATGAAGATAGTTTAGACCAGTTCTTCGGGCTTGGTGTTGCATACACCGGTCCGCTCAACTGGTACGGAGTGCCGTCTGAACGAAGCGCAATTGCCGCAAACGGCATGCCTTTTAGAATGTTGAATGAAACAAATAGCGTGCTAATTTTTAATAACATGGCAAGAACTGGTGATGCTTACATTATAAATGAGTATGCGCGCAAGCTATATGAAATTCAGCGAAATGCAGAAACAAATGCTAATTTACAAAAGTTTTCGGCTTTTATTGCGTGCAACGAAAAAGAAAGATTGTCACTTAAAAACTTGATTATGAAGTTGGACGGCGGTCAACCGTTTATTTACGGTGATAAATCCTTGAACCTTGACAGTATAAAACCAATCAATTTGGATATTCCGTTCATTGCACGCGATTTGCTCTCCGTGAAAACGGAAATTTATAACGAAGCGTTGACAAGCCTTGGTGTTGTTTCAGCTTTCACGGATAAACGGGAAAGGCTTGTTGCAAATGAAGCTGCCGCCCCGTTTGGTTCGCTCGAAATGATACGTGAATCTTATCTTTATGAGCGAAAACAGGCGTGCGAAAAAATAAACGAAATGTTTGGCACTAATATGACAGTAGAGTTTAATTCCGAAATTCCAATCGTGCCAGAAATAGGCGGTGATATTGAAAATGAGTAGTTACACCGTTGAGCTAAGACAACTTATTCAAAATGGTTATGACATAGGGCTAAAGGACTATCCTATTTTTGATGAAAGTTACCGTGAAACACTTAATAATAAAATTATAATGCATTACTGGATGAGGGAAATAGGAGCGGAAACAGCGGGGCTTTTTAAACTTTATCTTAACCGTACTATGTCTGAAATAATGCCATACTACAACCAACTTTACAAGAGTGCACAGCTTGACTTTGACCCGCTGAACGCTTATAATTATGTTGAAACAAATATGGAATTTGAAAACGTTGAAAGTGACGGTACACGCACAGACACAGCAGACGGAAAAAGTCTTTACAGCGATACGCCGCAAGGGTTGTTAGATAATGGTGCTATTGCAGACGGAAAATATTTAACTTCTGCAACTTTAAATGATTCCTCAGCTTCTTCGACTGCAAACAATTTGCAGAAGCGTGATAGGAATTTTGAAAAGAAAGTACGCGGAAATATGTATCATAATTTGAGCGAATTGTTGAAAGACTACCGGGAAACATTCTTGAATATCGACATGGAAATTATCAACAATCCAGAAATACAAAACTGCTTTATGAAGCTTTATTAAAGGAGGTGAATAAGATGGATTTTCTAAATGTGGTTCGATGCTGTACTCCCGCTTTGCCGTCTGCTTATGCTGACGCACTATCCTATTATGACGCGCTGTGTAAATTACAGGGAGCAATTAACGAAGTGATAGCTACTTTAAACACGTACACACCTGTAACCGAAGAATGGGTTAAAAACTATGTGACAGAACAACTAACTTTGATAAACAAAGAAATTGATGAATTTGAACGTTCAGTTAACGGCAAAATAAATAATTTGGAAAACCAATACGCGCAATTTACGCAGGAAATTAATGATAAAATCATTAATTTAATTGATACCGTAGATAAAAATAATGAGCTATTCTATAATTATATTATTATGGTTGTCAATCAAAAACTAAGTGAAGTAGTTAACAGATTGGGTGACGAAACAATTATCAATAATCCTGTGTATAATAAGTTAGACAGTTTGAAAAATACTCTAAATGATATTTATGCAGGGATAAGGCAAAGTGGAATAACAGCTTACGAGTACTCAAAACTTGGATTGACAGCAAATGGTTATAACTCGTACAGCATTACAGCTTTTAATTACGCAACTTCTGCTCGTTTTGTATGGCATAAACTTATCTACGGCGTTTATTCAACGATTACAGGAATTTTCACAAACGTTCAACAGGCGTTAAACGAAATCTCGCAACAAATTCGCTCAAATGGTTTGACTGCTACTGAATATCGCACGTTAAGTCTAACCGCAACGGCATACACAGTTAAAAATTGGTCGGCTTACGACTATGCATGGAATTCTAAATCTTAAATTTAATTGGAGGTATAATTATGGCAAGTACGAACAAAACTACTACTCTTAAACTTTCTCAATTTGTTGGTACCGATAAGCCCGATTGGCTTACAGATTACAACGAGGACATGGAAAAAATTGATGCTTTCGCAACGACTGCGGAATCTGATATCAGTGGTGCACAGTCTGCCGCTTCTAACGCTCAATCGGTTGCTGCGTCTGCAAGTTCTGCTGCGAACGCGGCTAGTACAAGCGCCGCAAACGCTGTTACAGTAGCAAATAGCATTATTAACGGTTGGGAAGCAATCGCACCTACGGACGTTAACGCAAAAATTGCTAGCTTTACACGCACTGTGCGCGGTAATGTACCTGCGGGCATCTTGTCTATATCAGCATATTATTACTCAGGTGATAAAATTTCCCTTAGCTCGAATGAAATTTTGTTTAAAATCCCGACAAAATTTTGTCCTAAAAATTCAGCGCTATATGGCTCAATCTTTTTAAAGGATTCAACCGCAAACACTATCACTGTTTCTAACCTTGTTGTGAACGCGGATGGGAGTGTAGCTCTTTGGAGCGGGGCGGGCACTATTAACAATATAAATGAATTAGTTATATCGGGTTTTGCTTGTATCCCTGTATAATTTTAAGCCCCGCCAGATGGCGGGGCTTTTCATTATTCAAATGTGGTGTCTTTAGGTTCAAGTAAATAATCGTTTGGATTCTCCCAGTAATCAGTTTCAACTTTTGCTAGAGCTTCAAAGTAGTTTTCTGCATCAATTTCAACAACTGCTTCATGGACTTCCTTGATAGTAATTTTGAACAACATATTCTCCCTATCTCCCATCATATCATATTTTGAAAGGTTTTTGTCGTCTCCCTTTCACTGTCTATATTATAGCATGGATTGTTTGAATTGTATTTGCATAATCGTCTCTTTCTGTTTGTACTATTGTGTACTTTTGAGCCGGTGCTGGTGCTGGGCTGGGCTGGTGCAACACCATTGCATTCGCCATACCGCGTGCCCTCTAGACCAGCTTCAAGTTTTTACCAGTTGCGTTTGCACTATCGTCCACGGTTTGTTTGCACTAACTCATTTGCACAATCGTCCACGGTTGGGGAATCCATTTGTACAGTCGTCCACGT